AAGCGTCATGCTTTTGTTCGTGATGGAGTGGGCGTCTTGCAACTCACAAAAGGATATGAGACTATTATTGATCTTGATATGTTGCCTGTACTGGGTGCTTATAACTGGTATGCCTCTTTTAGGGGGCAGAGGCAGGAGTATCCTTATGCTAAGAGAATGGTGGCACCCCGTGGCAAAAGGAAGACGATTTGGTTGCATAGAGAAGTGCTTAGGCTTCACGGCATCGATGTTCCAAAGGGGATGGTGACAGATCATATAAACCGTGACCCTTTAGATAATCGATTTGAAAATCTTAGAGTGATAACGAATGCTATGAATGCAAGAAATTGTGATAGATGGGATAAATCTAGAGGCGTCAGTTACCGCAATGACGCCGGCAGAAAGAAAAGGTACCAAGCACTTATTAGAATTGGCAAGAAGCAAGTTTCTTTAGGGTACTACCATACTGAAGAAGAGGCTCACGAAGTATACATGAAGGAATTAAAGAAAATTGGAAGGATACTATGAGTAGAGATATGATTCTATCAATGGATCAGATTGAAGTTGCTATGGGCGATAAGGCTGAGGAATTTGTTTCAGTCATGAATATTGTTGATGATATTATCGAAAACCCAGGCCGGTATATTGGTATGCAGGCTGCAAAGTATGCTGCCATTTTGGCTGCGTATAGGACTAAGGTGATTGTTAAAGCGCAAGCGTATAAGAGGAATTCAACGATTATGTCAAATGAAGACAAGATTACCAAGGATATATGGTATACTTTACATGAAGCTTTGGAGGAAAATATTAATACTTTGAAGCTTCTGGCTAGGAGTGCTACGTGAAATCTTTGCAACGATTGAAGATGGTTAATGTCTCTGAAGGGGAAGTGAAAATTTCTTTAGAGGACAAGTTGGTTAAGGCTGTAGACGACTATTTGGTTGTCAAGAATCAAAATGATTTTAAACGTGTTGATGGGTTTCACCCAAGTTACACTAACCAATGCGCTAGGTATTGGGTATATCTGTTCAGGGGTATTTCGGTTGAGCCGACTTTCACTGGCCATACGTATAGAATTTTTGATAATGGTCACGCTGTTCATGATAGGTTGTATGATTACTTTAGGAATATGGATATTTTGCTAGAGGAAGAGATTCCTGTAGATCATAAGGATCCGCCCGTTAGGGGTACTGCTGATGGTATCATTGATTGGGATGGGCGTAAGTTGATTGAACTTAAGTCTATCTCTCAGGAGGGATTCCATTATAGGCAGTTGCACAATAAGCCTAAGGATGATCATATCAGGCAGGCTCAGGTTTATATGAGATGTTTGGATCTGGATGATGGTTTTGTTATTTATGAGAATAAGAACAATCAGCAGATTTTGCCTATCTATATGGAACGGGATGACGCCTATATTGACAAGTTGTTTAAGAAGTGGTCTAAGTGGTATCAAGGTTTCTTGGATGACAAGTTGCCTGTGAGGCCGTATAAGATTACGTCACCTAAATGCCAAAATTGTGATGCGAAAGCATTTTGTTGGGGTGATAACGAAGAAGGTGTCAAACTGTAGGAATTGCGCCAATTCTGACTGTGGCAAAGAGTTTACACCTAGGGTGTACAATGCTATTTATTGCAGTGCGGAATGTCGTAAAATAATTACAAATCGAAAGGTACTGCAAAGGTACTATGATAAAAAGGCTCGTTTAAATTCAACTAGAACATGCGAAACTAAGGAATGCTCTACGATACTTTCTAGGTATAATCAGGAAAATATCTGCGAGTGTTGCAAGAGAGAAAGATATGTGCAGAGACTTGTTGGTTGGGGCTGGAATGAGAAAGAGGTTCGTAGGAGTATGGAGTGAAGACATTGCGATCTCTTAAGGATATAAAAGTATTGGGCATAGACCCAGCGACACATTCTTTGGCTTGGGCGCTATGCGTAGCAAATCGTCAAGGAGATGTGGAAGTGCTGGACTATGGCAAGATAGAACTGGTCAAGCAGAAAGGGATGGAGGTCAAGATCAGAGGCATTGTGGAGGCCCTTCCAGAGGTTGTGGCGATGTCTAAACCTGATGTAGCGTACATTGAGCAGACGGTATACATTCAGAATTACCAGACGAGCAGGGACCTCTCATATATTGTGGGAGCATCTATGGCTACAGCTGTTTTACATAAGGTTCCAATTGTGGAAGCGTCGCCTTTGGTTTGGAAGACGCAAATAGGGTATAATAGAGTAACAAAGAAAGATATTCTCGCATGGTCTATGACAATGGGGGAGAAAGAAGCTAAGAAAAAAGCTTCTTACGAAAGAAAACATAGGGTCAGGCGCCTGTTAGCGGAACGAATCAGTTCGGAACTTCTTGATACAGAGAAGTTTGATTCTGATGAGATTGACGCTATCGGTATCGCTACATGGGGATGCCAAAAAGAAATTGAAAAAAATCTTGAAGGGGTCACCTGATTCACCACTGCAGCGTGGTAAAATATGCTGTGTTTAAAAAGGAGAATAATATGAGTGATAACGATAATGATGATGCCAAAAAGGCTTTTACGCCTAAGGTTACACTGTCTACACCGAAGCCTCCCGTAGCGCCTGTTCAAACATGGTCGCATGACCATAATTCAGATGTTATTGGTCTTATGAGGACGTCGTTGGAGCATGATCATGGCATGAGTGCTAATGAACTTCCCAACTCTGATGAGGCGGTAATTGACGCTTGGGGTAAGATTGTTACCAAGAATGGCACTTTTGCTAGCGCTTTAAAAGATCTAGTCGGAGAGTAGTTTTATATGGGCAAGATGGAGCCTTATAAGGATAAGGGGTGGTTGTATGAGCATTATGTCAAGAAGCGGATGAAGCTAACTGACATATGCAAGGTGCTCAAGCAGACACATAATATTGAAGTTACTCCACAGGCGCTATATAACTGGTGTAAGAAATACGATCTACTAAAATTCAAAGGTAAGGGTAGGGTGCTTAAAGGCGTTTCTCAGAGAAGGCCTAAGTCGCCTATGCAAGAAAGAGTAGAGCGCATGCAGCGTGAAAGACAAAAGGCAATAAGGGCTAGAAGAAAGAAACTGGGTCGATGACCAATAGGGAAATACATCCCAATGATCTTGTGAACTTTAATAGGCTGGATATGGCCTATAATAAGATCAGAGTTTTTCAGGCAAAACATAATGAGACAGAATTTGGGTGCATTAACTCAGGCAAGTGTTGTAAGGTTGGTTTAAAGATACACTTGACGGAATGCGCCTATATTGCGTTTAGGATGAGGCAAGAATACTACCTCAGGATGGAGAACGAGGGTCAGGAGTCTGCTGACGCTTGGATGAATTCTCGTATTGAAGCTTTAACTGACCGCATGTATGACAAGTCTTGGGATGAGAATGAGCAGTCTACCGATTTGCAATGTGCATTTTGGGATAATGGTTGTACCATATATGGTTATCGCCCTTTGGTTTGCCGTGCCTATGGCACCATTACAGAAGTTGATGATTTTTGCCCTAGAAAACGTAATGAATACGGAACTATTGAGCATTTTGCTGGTAAGAGCGTAGAGGATGTTATACAAGAATTTCAATTAATATTGAAAAGGTACGCAGAAGACAATGGTAGCAATGTTGATTATGATGTTATAGTCTACATGCCTCTTGGGGTTTTGAGTTTTCTGTTGGAAGATTTTCAAATGCAGGAACTGCACCAGCAAACTGAAGAGAAAGTCTGGTTGGGTGATGAAGGATGGTTTAATTATCAGTCTAGATTTACTAGGCTGCATGGATTGAAAGATGAGTTTATTGAAACAGAAGCAAAGCTGAGAGGGCTAGTCGTGAATTCGGAAGGTAATCTACAACGAGAGGAATGTATCAATGAGTGAAGGACATCCAGAGTTTTTGAGGATATTAAAGGAGATGTCGGATTTACATAAGAAGAAGAGTGCCGATTATGGTGTGGCTGATGATATCTTTCTAAATATCAGGCAGTCCTCAGATTGGGGTGTTGAGCCTTGGGTTGGCGCTATGGTGCGTGCTGGAGATAAGGTGGTGCGCTTGAAGGCTGCTGCGTCTGGTAGCGAGTTGAAGAATGAGGGAGTGGAGGATTCTTTAATGGATCTTGCTGCTTACGCTATGATTGCTTTAGCGCTATACAGGGAAGGGAAGAGTAAAAATGCCGCTAACTAATGAACAGAAGGAAGAGATTCGTTTTGAGGCAGAACATCGGTGTGATATCTATACTGACGGGGAGTGGTTTCAGGACAAGATTAGAGAAGCTTTGTGTGAACTGTTGTTCCCTGATATAGAGACATGTGATGGAGAGTGTCATATCGATCTCTTGGAAATGTTGAAGAAGGCTATTCATGAGTAACAATAACAACAACAATAGAAAGAGTGAAGCAATGAGCAACAATCAGAATTACGAGGGTGGAACGGTTACAGTGCGAGCGTTTGATGCCAACGCGCCGATTGACGAGAACGAAAAAGAGGCTTCTAGAATCTGGTCATCCGAAGGGTGGCTTGATTGTGAGGCAATCGACGGAGCCACGTATGTCAGCGGTGATGTGGCCGAAGGCGGGCAGAATGCCCGGTTGGTCGAGTTCCTTGAGTCCAATGATCTGGACGCGTATGCTCAATGGTTGGTTCTGACTGACGGAAGTTTGGTCGCAGTTCAGCCGATTGACCTGTTCGACGGTTATGTGGATGAGGTGTCGTCATGAATGAAGCAACTGGCACTGTCGTTGAGGGCACTGTTATTGAGGTTCGCAACGACAAATACGTATTCGACCTTGACGACGGTCGGAACCTGATAGTCAACATCACCGCCGAAGGTGTCATTATGGATGTATGGGGACCTCATACGGCGGGGACTGAGGCGTGGACTGACAACGAGACAGGGATCGACGTTAGTCATCTTGGTACCGTCGGTATGATGTTCGATGAATGGGCCGACTGGGTGAATGGGGTGTCGGCATGAGGAATCCAGAACTAGCGTGCGACTGGTGCGGTGACGAGGTCGCCAACGGCGAGGGCGTGACCGTGGATGATGACCGCGTGTGCTCCGAATGTGCGGAACGACGAGAGGGTTGGGAGCGGTGTCGGCATGAGTGAGTCAGAGTGCCCTAGATGTAATGAGAAGGGTTTGATTATACATTTTGAGGAACCCGATAAGGATGGAAATGACAAGTTGGTTGTGCCCTGGATCATTGTTGAAAAGATGGTGGCACAATATTTGGATAAGACTATTAACGATATGATGGAAGCAGGAAGCTTAGAATGAAAGAAGAATTGATTAGTTTCAATGATGTGTTGATCAAGCCAAAGTATTCTAATGTAACTAGCAGGAAAGATGTGGATTTATCCACTAGGCTGTCTGGTAAGCTGAAGTTGGATGTTCCAATTATTGCTGCCAATATGGATACTGTGTGTGAAGAAGAAATGGCTACTTCTATGAGTAAACTTGGTGGTATGGGTATTCTGCATAGGAATCTTTCGATTGGTGAGAGGTTGCAAAGTATTCGTATTCTCAACATCAATAGTTGTCTTGCAGGAGTTGCTATTGGGGTTAATGAGTTAGATAAGCGATATATAACCAGTTTCACTCAGGGTGGTGTCAATGCGCTCGTTATAGATGTTGCTCATGGGGATGCTCTGCATGTGTACAATGCTATTATTGAAACTAAGTGTTTCTTGGAGCGTAATGCTCCAGATGTATGCTTGATTGGTGGTAATGTGGCTACTGGCGAAGCTGTAGAGCGAATGGTGGATGCGGGTGTGGATTGTGTTAAGGTGGGAATTGGACCCGGTGCTGCCTGTTTGACTCGTATCAATACTGGTGTCGGTGTACCGCAGTTATCGGCCATTATGGAATGTGCTGCTAGGGCTGATCATCTAGGCGTGTCCTGTATTGCTGATGGTGGCATTAAGACGCCCGGTGATGTCGCTAAGGCTATTGCTGCCGGTGCAGATGCTGTTATGCTTGGTGGCATGTTGGCTGGAACGGATGAGGCACCGGGTGATATTTATACGGATAGAAATGGTAGGCGAGTAAAGGGATATCGCGGCATGGCATCTAGTGGCGTAGGCTCAGACTATGTGGAGGGCGCTGAGGGACATGTAGATTACAAGGGGCCTGTGGCTGATGTTGTAACTGGCATCAAGAATGGTCTGCGTAGTGCAATGTCTTATTCTGGAGCGTTCAATATTTCTGAATTTCATGCTAAGTCGGAGTTTGTTAGAGTTTCTAATGCGTCCTTGAGCGAAAATGGTGCTCATGGAACTATTTTATGATACAATATAAATAAGAAATATTCTACTGAAATCCCCGTAAGTGATCGCACCTTGTGCTATGATAGTAGCATCTTAGAAGCCTAAGGAGGCTAAAAATGACAAGTTGGGAGTTCCCATCAGGGGCAATTGAACTAGATGATCTAATGAACAGTTTTAGTGAAATTGCTGATAACACTTCTCATATCGAAATGGACTTGGGAAGGTCGAAGTATACTGCAAGCAGCAATACGCTTGCAACAGATAAGGAAGAGCATGTAGGGTTAACAACTACAAGTTTTAATCAGTTGTGCGACATGCTTGATGTGCCTACTAAGTATGGTGAAAGGATGCCTGACAAATTGGCAGACTACACCATCAATTATTTCCTCTCAGAGGGGGCTAGGAGGCCGTATAACGCTCTCTTAAACAACGGGAAGGTAGTCAGGTCATTTATGCGTCCAGACATGCCTTACGTGCGCCATGACGACCTTCTGACGGCTATTGTGCAGAGTTTTGATGGCACTGCTCCTTTTGTTCATCGTTGGAATGTGAATGGTGGCAAGTTCAATGTTCAGTTACGCTCACCAGAGTTGACGTTTGAAGATCCCGGTGGGTCTGTGCTGTTTGGTGGTGTTGAGGTTTCTTATGACGATAGTTGGAAGAGGCATCCGATGTTTAAGACTTTCCTAAATAGGTTGGTCTGCGATAATGGTGCCTCAGTTAACGTTGAGAGTCGTAAGTTTAGAGTTGATGGGTACTCCACTGAGGGTGTTTTGTCTCAGGCTAGTGAGTTTTCATCTCTTGCTCTGGTGCAGGTTCAGCAAATGGTTGAGGGGCTGCTGGCTATGCAGAAAGATAAGGTTAATAATGCAGAGTCTGCTATTCGTAATCTTTGCATGCAGAATAAGCTTCCTAATAAGATTAGGGAACTTTTAATCAGGTATTTGACTGATGATCGCTATCTTGCGACTGTGCCGGATGGTCGGGTAGGAACCATGTATGATGTAATTAATCTCTTTACATTTGTTGGTACTCATGATTTTAGTATTACTCAAGAGTACCGCGATCTCCTGTGTGAGATCGGTGGAGGGGCAATGCTTGCACACAACGATACTTGTGTAGAATGCGGTAGCACGATATAAGGAGGATTGCCGTGCTGGCTGGGCACCCTACGCTCAGCCAGCACATTGTTATATGACTACAGAAATAGAAACAACCGAAAGCCAGCCACCTTCAATTGTCAATGAACTTGATGATGTTGAAGAGGCTGGCTTGATGTATATAAAGGGGTATAAGGTTTCAGAAATTGCTACTGTAATGAGCATTACGCCTAAAAGAGCGCGTAAATACATTAGTGATTATAAAGAGGTTTTGAATAGAAGGACCGTAGAGGACCCTTACTTCTTAGAAAAGGTACAGTATAACACTCTCAAAGCTCTAGACGAGTTTGATGAGGTTTCCAAAGAAGCTTGGGAAACTGTTACGATTGCAACTGATCATGGAATGATATCCGCAAGAGTGCAGGCTTTGAAGCTTGCTGGCGAGATGGCAGCGAAGAAAGCCCAGTTGCATCATTTGTTAGGTGGCAATAATGCTGACGCAGAGTATGTTGCAAGAATGCAGCGTGCAGAGTCTGTAAATCAGATTCTGTCTAAGTTTCTGCGGGATACCATATCTCAGCATCCTGATATTGCAGAAGAAGTTAGGGCTGAGTTGTCGCTCGCATTTGAATTAATGGAGAATTCAGATGCTGAAAATACTTATATAGAAGCGGAAGTAATAGATGACACGGGGAACTAAATGGCCTCTATATAAAGGTTGTTTCCGTATATCGGTAACGCGGGGAACCAAATCGCCCCTATATAAAGGTCATTTGTATGTAGGAGCCAAGTATGTCTGACATCTTCGGATTGAATGTAGAACTTGATTCTTTGGAAAAGCTTTTGAGGCATGAGGAACTTGATGAGTATCCTGTTCCTCTTGATGTATTTGTTAGCGATAGACGTTATCTTGGACTGCCACCATTGTCTGAAATTCAAACAGAAATCGTTAAAAACAGTACTCAGATATTTAAACTCGATACCCTGATAAAGCTTCATGGTGAAGAAGAGGGTCTGCGTATCTATGACACATATACGCAAAATGAAGTTATTTGTCAACTTGGTAAGGGGTCCGGTAAAGACCACTGTGCAAGAATCACTCTCGCTTATACTGTCTATTTGCTTCATTGTTTAAGGGATCCGTTAGGGTATTATGGTAAAGCTACTGGTGTGTATGTTGATCTTCTAAATCTCGCTGTTAATGCTCAACAGGCTCAAAGGGTATTCTTTGAGCCGTTTAAGAACTTACTTCTATCATCTCCGTGGTTCAATGAGCAGGGATTTGAACCTAGGGTATCAGAAATTTTCTTCTTTTCGCGCCCAGTTCGATGTTTTTCTGGTCACTCTGAATCGGAAGGCTGGGAAGGGTATGAGGTTATGACTATCATCTTGGATGAGATCGCAGCGTTTAAAACAGACAATGAATTAAAGGGCGATGTTCGTTCCAAAGGGTCGGCCTCAGCTATCTACAACATGAGTAAGTTATCTGTAATGTCTCGCTTCCCTGAGATTGGTAAGTGTATTTTGTTGTCTTTCCCGAGATACAAAGGAGACTTTATTCAACAGAGGTTTGATTCATCCATTGAAAAGAACGAGCCTAAGACTTGGGCTATTAAAGCTGCGACATGGGAAGTGAATCCCACTATCGAAAGGCATCAGTTAGAGTCGGAGTATATTAGGAATCCTGTTGAGGCTAGAGCAAGGTTTGAATGTGAACCGCCACATATGGAAGACGCGTTCTTCAGGGATGCAGACTTAGTTAGAAACGCATTTAATGCTACTGAAGACCCTATGGAAGAAGATGGATCTTATAAGAAATGGTTTAATGGGTCGGATGATTTCACTAGGTTTATTCATGTTGATCTAGCATTAAAAAGAGATCGTGCAGCACTATCTATGGTACATTGTCCTGGGATTAAGAACATTAATACAGGTTTAGGCGTTGAGAGCCTACCAGTAATAAATGTTGATCTAGTAAAGTCTTGGTCAGCAGCACCGGGCGATGAAATTAATTTTAGTGGTATTAGAGGTTTGATTGTTGATTTATGTCGTAGGTTTAGTGTAGGAATTGTAAGTTTTGATCAATGGCAATCTGTAGAAATGATTCAATCTTTGAAGGCTATGGGTATAAATGCTGACTTTCATAGTGTTAAAAAAACTGATTACGACACCTTAATGACATCGATTTATGATAAGAGATTGCGTGGATACTGGAATGAGATTCTGGTAGAAGATGAACTATTAAAGTTGAAACTTCTGAATGGCACTAAGATTGATCATCCTACTTCTGGTTCAAAAGATTTGGCGGATTCAGTTGCTGGTGCAGTATTTCAAGCTGTGCAGAACATTCTAATAGATCAAGAAGTTGAGATAGAGTTTGATACGTTTTCTCCTGAAGAATTTGAGAGCGAATACGATGAGGCTGATACGTATATTAAAAAAGATTTGACTTCTGACAATCTTGAAAGCAACAAGGTAATACCAGAAGATATCGCTACTTGGTTGGACCTAGTTTAGCATACTAAAATTGGCTACCAAAGCAAACGATTTTGCTGGCCGTCGAAGATGTTGG